CCGAGGATGTTTGAATTATAGTAGGCAGGGTCGCCGTTGTCAAGTGCTTTTGTCAGAACGTCGTGAAGAAAAAGTTGTCTTGTTTCTTCATAGTTGACCCTTCCAGGTGTCCCGTGTAAGGAGAGTATGGTTCTACTAAAATTTTCTTTACCAAATTCTTTGATGTCGTCTTTGAGTTCGGGACATGACCCATAATACCGCTTCCAATCACTTTCTGAAGTGACCCTTCGCTTTCCACCTTTTGGTTTGCGTTTCTGCCAGAAATATTTACGACCGATGTATTGTTTACCCGATCGTATATTTGCAATGACATAGACAAAACCGTACATCCCGTTAATATCCTCAGATAAAAAAGGGGATCCTCCATGTATCCACGGATTTTCATAATCAAGCACTGTCCCATATATGAACTGAGGTTATTTATGGTTCATCAAATAACACCTCATTGATGTATAGATCTGCCCACCTATCACCAAAATAATTTGCAAGAATACGTCTAGTTTTGTCGTTTAACTTCTGTTTTTTGCAGTAGTTTATCTGTGCATCGTACCTTTCATCTGCTCTATTGTAATCAATAGTAGATCTCCATACAGCACCAACAAATTTTTCTAGATATTCGTTGACAACATGGCAAAAAGTCTCTCTATCTTCATCATCTTCTAGTCTAGCAAACTTACAGTAAGGAGAGAATATTTCACCCCACTGTGGGAGGTCTCTGTTATGTTTAAATCCGTAGTATCTGCTGATATCTGCAACCTCTTCATATATTGAGTGTCCGATACCATCGACTGGAGAGATGTCTGTAATAGCAGCACTACAAACATTGTTATTAGCAACAATATCTGCACCAAAAATAGGTAGATTGAACTCTGGATCTGGATACCAGACACAGTGTAGGATATCTAACTTACCTAGTGATGCAACTTCTAAATGAACTTTACGAAGTCCAGTGCAACTGAACATTTCATTCTTAATACTGAGATTTCCATCTTCAGTTTCTTTATACACCTGTGCAAATTCATCTTCAACATCAAGAGTTTCTACATTAGGTAGAGTTTCTTGATGTTTGCGTATAATATTTGCCAGATCATCGATCATTAATCCCATGGGTCAGGTATTTGAATTGCATTGCGCTTAGAAACCATGCGTCGGTCAGACACTTTGGACCGTTCATGATTATCTTCGCTTGTTTTTCTGTTACGTTCGGGTCTTGTAGTGCCCTTACCTTCCAACCAGGCAAAGAATTTTTCGTCATACTTTTTTAAGATGCTGAGGATTGACATAACCTAAGTTCAGAGAAATTCTGTGATTTTTTGTTGGCATAGAACTAGCATGTAACGTTAGTCCATCAAAGACAACTGCTCTGCCTTTCTTTGGAGTAACTCTATCTACAATTTCTCTGCTGTTGTTGAAGAAGAACGTATCACCGTCTGCGTCATTGACATAATATAGGACCACAACGTGTGGAAGTTTCATGTCAACATGCATATTGTTATGTAGTGGAGCATTATTGATAGGAAGGTACAAACCTATTCTCATACGATATAAAATACCAGGATCAACACCTGCTTTATCACTAATACACAAACAATGTGATGATATCATAGAGGCAACCTGTGTCTTAGGTTTATAGTCTTGCATTGCAAGATGCGACATAGAGGGATAAGAAGGTTTGTTCATTTTCTGAACAAGTTTCTCCTCCCTCTTATCATAGGTAGCATCAGGTAAGAATGACCATTGAAAACTAGGATCGATGCACATATCATATAGTTGATCCTGCATTACTGCAGGCATCACATCATCAATCACATTCATAGTTGGAAACCAGCAAATGTATCTTTCTTAACGTCTTGTTTGATACTACCGATTAGATAACTTTCAACCTCAGTCTCCTGTGGTGCTACCTGCATACCTTTAGAGGACAACCAGTGTGATGTCCATGGCAATGGGTTGTTAGCAATAGGTGTGTCAAAGATTGCCTTCAGTCCAATAGACTTCAAGCGACGGTTTGCTGTCCATTCAACATACTTTTGAAGTAGTTTATCATTGAGACCAATGATGGAACCATCTTTAAACAAGTAGTTTGCCCATAGTTTTTCTTCTTCAACACAGTCACGGAACATCTGATAGACATTCTCTTCTTCCTGCTTGGCAATCTCTACCATATCAGGGTCATCACCATCACGCCACTTGTTCATAATGTTCTGAGTGATAGTCATGTGTTGACTTTCGTCTCTCGCGATAAGTCCGATAATCTTAGCACTTCCTTCCAGAAGTTTAAGTTCCCCGAATGCGAAAGAGCAAGCAAACGAGACGTAAAATCTAATTCCTTCAAGGATATAGACATTAGCGACCGCTCTATATAATTTTCTTTTGAGTTCATAGAGTTCGTTTTGTGCCATAGGAACGCCATCAAGGTTATGTTCCCATAGTCTGCCAGAACCAAATTCTTGTGCAGATTGCAAGAACTCATCATATGCTGCTGTAACTGATTGTGCTCGTGAGAGGATCTTCTCGTCGTCTAGAATGTGATCAAATACATCAGAGGGGTCAGCATATACATTCTTGATAATGTGGGTGTATGAGCGACTATGGATCATCTCCATGGTCTGCCAAATATTCATAGCACCTTCAAGCTCAGGTAGTGAGCAGTATGGCATAAAAGCCATCCCAGGACCACGCCCTTGTACACTATCAAGGAGGATCTGGTATTTAAGATTTGACGTAAAGATGTGTTTCTGTGCTTCATTTAAAACTTGATAATCAGCGCGGTCTTTTTGTAAAGACACTTCTTCTGGACGCCAGAAAAATCCAAGTTGTGATTGTGTTAGTTTATCAAACACAGGATACTTGAATTTGTCATAGCGTTGGACACCCAGAGGAGGTCCAAAGAACATTTTTTGTTTCGTGTTGTCTACTTGGGTGGTATTAAATACCGTCATCCCTTTTACTTTACTACGCATTGGATCACCAGTGGTTCTAAATTTTGCAGCTGTCACAGTCGTCTTCCTCGGTTTCTAGAATTTGGGTTAAAAGGTCTTGAATTGATTCTTTCTTCTCCTCTGTTAGTTGTGGTTCATCACTCTTGGTATCATATGTGTTTTGATAATAAGAAGTCTTCCAACCATACTTGTAGGTTTTCAGAAAATCACCTGCCATAGCAGAAACTGGAACTTCATTGTTCTCATAGTTCTCTGGATTATAACTCCAGTTGCCTGAAATTGCTTGGTCAAAGAACTTCTGCATAGCAGCAACAACTTTGATGTAACCATCGTTGTCTTTCATGTCCCAAAGAAGAGTGTAGTTATTTTTGAGACTACCAAACTGAGGAACGATTTGTTTGAGTGGTCCCTTTTTGCTTTTCTTAGTGGACAGAAAGGCTCTAGGTGGTTCAATTCCATTTGTTGCGTTTGACACAACGGAACTGCTCTCCGATGGCATCTGAGCAGACAGTGTTGAATGTCGTAGTCCTGATGTTTGTATCTCGGAACGTAAAGTCTCCCAATCATAACTCAACTCCGTTCCACAGAACTCGTCGATGTCACGCTTATAAGTGTCGATAGGGAGGATACCGTCTGCATACTTGGTGCGAGAGAAGTATTCACACGCACCTTTTTCTTTTGCGATTGAGTTACTGGACTTGAGTAGATAGAACTGGAAAGCTTCAGACAGGTCGTGTACGAGTTTCCATGCTGTTGGGTCATCATAGTGTACTCCTTGTTTTGCTAGGTAGTGTGCTAGACCAATATAACCAATGCCAAGAGAACGACGTGCTAGTGTACTCTTTTGAGCAGCAGCAACTGGATACTCTTGGTAATCAATCAACTCTTCAAGACCACGCACTGCTAGGTCACAGAGTTCTTCAAGATCATCTACCTTTGTAATCCTGCCAACGTTAATAGCAGACAAGATACATAGGGCAATTTCACCACTCCCATCAATATGTTCCAACGGTGTTGTTGGAAGTGTAATTTCTTGACAGAGATTACTCATATTAACCTTATCTTTGAACGAGGAGTGCTCGTTACAATG